CTTGCCATTGCAGGAAAAACAACACTATTTTTTGCCATTATCTTCATATCAAAACCAAGGCGAGTAAGCTTCTCTTCCATTGATTTTGACATATCACTATCATATCCACCACCTCCAGTGCTTCTTACACCACCTCCAGATGCACCATATCGATATTTTTTACCAAACATTTTTTCAAATGCGGCTCCACTAATACCAGTTTGTGGTAACATACCTCTAATGTCCGTCTTCTCTCTAATTCTTGCGCCAGAAGCGGATATAAAAGCCCCAAGAAAACCTTTTGACATTAGTTCTTTTCTGTAAATATCTTCTAATCGTGAATTTGCCATAGTTCTTATCTCTTATTCATAGCTGCTTGTTGTTCCATTCTCTGCTTTTCTTCTTCTAAATATTGTGTCAGCATTGTGACATATATTTCTCTTTCCCAAGGTATCATGTTGTCAAGTTCTGTAAGACTGTATTTGTGGTGTTGCATTAACGCAAAATTAGTCTTATAGTAATTACCTAGGTTATCATGATATAAATTTATGCGAAAAAACTTTGCACGCCCTCCAGTGTGATGTTCTCTTCGTAACCACACTTTTTGCATTTGTATTCAAGCTTCTTTTCAATTTTTGGCATAGTATCAAAAAAGTTTCTGATATTTTCTAAATCTTTTTGCTGTAGATTATCTACAAATTCAATTATTTCATCTTTTGTGTTATCTTTCATATGATAAACAGTGTCTTCATCATAAACTTGATCGATTGAATTGTAAATTAAATCCATAACAACATCACCTTCTTCTTTACCCAAAATTGACTGCATTAATTCAAATGTTGGATACTTCATAACAATTCCAACTTTATCATTCAATTGAAATTTGTTTGTGTGACCTTTAGTGATTGTTGGTTGTACCTCAAGCACATTAAATGAAATCTCATTTATTTGCCCACAATCTTTATCTTCTCCAGTCTCAGTTTTTATTTTGTTATTGCATCTGTATTTCAAATTGACAACTTCTGAAACAGACCTTGCTCGCAAATGCATAAACAAATATTCTAAATCAAAAACTGGCAATGCATCAATATCAATATCAGATAACACACAATTTTTCAATACTTGCCTAATAACCTTTACTGTTGCTTCAGCATCATCGTTTTCTGTATTCATCAAAAACAATTTTTGTTCTTTAACTAAAAACGGTCTAAACTGAATAGCCTTTCCTGTTGATATCAATTTCACTTCATAAATTGGCGTATCTATTTTAGGTAACATAATGTCCTCACTTTGTTAAAAATTTAAGTTATTGCTCTACCAAAAGGTAAAATTTTGTTTAATCCAACCCCAAACAAAGCAGCTGCTGCAGCTGCAACATCGTAACTGCCAGTATACACTGGTTTGTACCTTTGATACGCAAACTGCACACTTACTCTATGAAATGAATCTTCAGACCAACTAAGTTGTTGAGCTGAAACTCCAATTGGAAATGCATCAATCAATTCTACGGCATATATTTGCTTAATAAAATCATCATACTGAATAATTTTAATTGGCGTCATATAAGTTTGCGGACCTTTTGCATATCTCATATTGTTAGTATCAGACGGATGAATTGCTTCTATCCAACGGTCAAACAATTTTCTTTCCCAAAACTCATTTGTAGATAAAAATGTTAGTGTAATTTCATTGTATTGACTTTGATATGGCACCTTAAAACTTGGACCATAAACCTTTGCTTCTTGTGTCATTAATGTTCTGCCTGGTAACTCTGCACTTTCACATTGCAAGGCTAGATATCTGGATAGAGTTGCATTTGAACCAAGTGAAGTATTACCAAGTAAACTACCAATAGTTTCTGTAACTGTTCCAAATATTGCATTTGGTAAATTAAGTAAATTCTCAATGATGTTATTTGGAACAAACTGATTGATGTATGCTGGTATTGGTAATATAACTTCAAATCTAGATGGTTTTGCAGGACCATCTTTTGAACGCATGTGCGACAAAAATAAATTTGGAGAGAATGACATTAGAATTTTTTCCTTGAGTCTGCGTAAACTTTACTAGTAGTGGCACCGACAAAGGTTTCAACAGGCAACATTGCGGCAATGTCCCATTCATCTGCGGAGATTTCTAAAAATCTGGATTGTATATGACTGTATAAATATCTCTTGATGCATGGTGTTGCCTCAAATGCTCTTGATGCACCAGCAAGATAACTATAACTTACTCTTAATTTTGTCTTTGAATCAAAATTATTGTTTGTTGCAGTCTCGCTCAATTTGTCTAAAAGAACCAACCTTTGTTTTGGGTGAATGTAATGTAAATTTAACCCTAAGAATCCGTCTTTATATGATTCGATAGGAATCACCAGTGGAAATCTATCATAGTATGGTAAGATATCTTTAGTTTTTGGATCATAGAAATAAAAGTACATTTTACCAATTGTTGAATTATTTTTAAGTCTGTCTCTATCACCCATCAAAGTTCTGGTGGAAGGATTCAAATCTTTCACTTTGGCACGAAGCCAGTTCCGTGCATTATTTGTGCCGGTTGAATAACCTTCTTTTGCAAGAGATTGTTTAATTCTGTCTATTAACTTTGCCATAGTCTATTTATCTCAAATGCCTATGTCTTTTTCAGTTAGCACTTTGAATTGCCACCCGTGTTCTTTACAAAATAAGTCTGCAGCTCGCCACTTTTCTTGATTGACTGCATAAGTTGCCGCTTCTTGTAAGAACCGGTTTGTCTTTCTTTTTTGCACAGGTTTAATAGTCTGTTTGTGGGGTTTTATTTCAATGACAACGGTTGATTCTGTGTCATTCTTTTGTTTTAATCTAACAATAAAATCTGGAAAGTATCTGTGTATTTTTTGATCAAGAGGTGACCTATACTTGATGATGATTTCCTCAGAACCCCACCAAATGACATTGGGATTATCATCTAACCATTTCATCACTCTAAGTTCCCATGAGGAACGGTAGACGACATTTTCAGAATCGCCTTTATATTTGCTTCGATTTTTTGGGGTAAACCACCCTTTATATGACATAAATAGTCTCCATATGTATGATAAATATATCTAGTAAACCTCCAGGACAATAAATGGGACTATTTAACCTATCTGATATTATCGTAAATGCGCCTAAAGAAGCAACTGGACCTTTAGGTATATTAAATAATACACAATATGCATTGAACACCTTTAGGTATCCAGAAGACCTATCGTCTTCGGATAAGGGTCATTATATGGTGATTAACATCAATGAACAAAGGTTGACGAGTTATCCTGGAGTTACTGCAAATCAAACACCAACTGCAATTTTAAACAATCGAACATTTGGTGGTTATGTTGCAGGTACAGGAAACATCTTACAAACAGTAGGCAATGGAGTTCAACAAGCGGGTTCTTTTGGTGGTTATATTGCGAATGAATTGCTAAATGTTTCTGGCATTAACAATTTAGTCCAATCATTAAAAGGAACTATGTTTGGCTCTGCCCTTGTTGGTGCTGCTTCTGAATCACTTGGTATTGTCGCTGATGTTGGCAAAGGTTTGCAAACCGGCAGCATTAGAGCTCAAAAACGAATAACTGATACTGTTGCTCTTTATATGCCAGACACGCTTGTTTTTGACGAGAATCAATCATATAGTGATGTAGAAAGTGGAGGCACTGGATTGTCCATGGCAACTGCAATGGCAGGGTCAACAGTAGATTTATATAATAAAACCGGTGGTGTTAGTGAAGCATTTGGTAAACAATTGATGCGGAATGCGTCACCATTCATTGCTAGTATCCTCGCAAAAGAAGCGGGTGGATTAGGACAAATTGCTTTCTCTCAAGCGTTTGGTGTGGTTCAAAATCCAATGCTTGAGTTGCTATATTCAAAACCATCATTCAGAACATTTAGATTTGAATTTATGTTTTATCCAAGGTCAGAAAAAGAAGGTAAAGGAGTTCAAGATATTATTGAACGCTTGAGATTTCATCAAGCCCCAGAAGTTGCACAGGGTGGAACTGGTGGTTTTTTTATGGTTCCGCCATCTGAATTTGATATTAGTTTTTATTATAATGGTAAAGAAAACCCTAATATTCCAAAAATTTCTACATGTGTATTAACGCAATTTTCAGTTGACTATGCACCAAATGGATTCTCTGCCTATGAAGTTCCTGGTGAAGCTGCAACAAAGGGTGGTACTGGTATGCCAGTTGCAATAAGATTATCACTACAATTTAAAGAGACAGAGATTGTCACAAAAACTTTGTTGAATAATCAATCTGGTTATGCTACATCCACAAGATATGGAACTAATATTAAGGCAGAAAACACCATAACTGATACAGGTACGGCATAACTGAACAACCAACAACGAATTAGTAAAATGTCAAAATACTTTAATTATTTTCCAAAAACAATATATCAATTATCTGATAACACTGTTGATTCTGCTTTAAAAATTACTTCAAGATTTAATTTTGAACAAAGTTTTAAAGATAATTCTGCTGTTGCTTATGAATATGATATACAAGACGGTGATACACCAGAAATCATAGCAAATAAATTGTATGGTTCACCTGAAAGGCATTGGATTGTCCTATTGTTTAATAACATTATTGATCCACAAGTTGATTGGCCTTTAGATCAAAGAACACTTATACGATTTATAGAAGACAAATATAAAGCAAATGCAAATGTTGGACAATCAGGATTAAATTGGGCTCAATCACATAATCATTCATACTATATTATTGAAACAAGAACAACAACTAATACTGGTGATTATTTGGAAACAAAAACTGAAACCGATGCTAATACTTACGCAAATGCAGTATCTTCTATTACAAATATAACATTGAGTGATGGATCTCCAATTAAAATTACTATGTCTAAAGAAAACAAATCGTATTATGTTTACGAAACAGAAAGCAATGATTCAAAAAGAACTATTAAATTATTGAAACAGGAATTTATTCCGGCTGTTGAGGAAGAATTTAGAAGAGTAATTAAGTAATGTCGCTTAACATAAAGCAATCAACGCAATTTAAAATAAATCATCTTAATATTAATTCTAAATTTGGCACTTTTGATGTAAGTGCTGTGTTTGAAGAATTAAATATTTTTGATAGCATTTTAATGCCTTGTATGTCTGGCAACATTTTAATAAAAGATGCGATAGGTTTATCAAAAAGACTATTGTTCGATGGTAGTGAATTCATTGATATAAACATTTCAAAAGATACAGAGACCCAAGGCACAAATTTAACTAAAACATTTAGAATTTTTAAACAAACAAATAGAACCAGTATCAACCAATCTTCAGAATTATATATTTTACATTTTGTTTCTGAAGAAATGATTTATTCTGAACAACAAAAAATTAGTCAAGCATATACTGGTGAGTATTCAACAATTGCAGCTTCTGTTTTGGTTGATTATTTAAAAGTTCCACAATCAAAAATTGGATTAGTAGAGAACACAAAAGGTATTCAAAATGCAGTTGTTCCTTTATTATCACCAATAGACACAATGAATTGGTTGTCAAAACGATCAGTAAGTGAAAACAATTTGGCAGATTTTTTGTTCTTTGAAAATACGATAGGTTTTAATTTTGTTTCGTTAACAAAATTATTTCAAATTAAAGAGTTGTTTACAGTTAATTTTAATCCCAAAAACTTATCTGATATTGTAGATAAAGAGCTTTTAGGTGTGAGAGATTATAATTTTACCACTTCTTTTGATATATTAGAAAATACAAGAAATGGTTTTTATGCAAATCGATTTGTTGGTTTTGATGTTATGACAAGAACACTTGTTGAGTCGGATTTAGGATATAAAAATCATTACAAGTCTACACACTTAAATGAAAAACCAAATGTTCACCTCTCAATCAATAGAGAAGGAAAAGATGCTGGTTTAATGCCACTCTCAAAAGTTAGTGTGTACCCATTTCAATTGTATAGAAACTATCAAGATTATATTAAAACTAATTCGGATAATAATACAAAATTGATTGATGAGACACACACATATATACCACAAAGAAAAGCAATTTTACACAATCTATTGCAGAGAAAAATGAACATTGCTTTGCCTGGAAACTTTTTAATAAGTTCTGGGTTTACTTTGAATATTGATGCACATTCATTTTCTATACATGAAGATCCTACTGAAAAAAATGATAAATCAATTTCTGGTAAATATGTGATTGTTGCAACAAGACATATGATTAAACCGGACAAGCATGAAACATTTTGTGAGCTAGCAACAGATTCCACCAATGCCGGAA